CACCAATTTGGTTTGAAGAAAAACCAGAATTTGTAAAGTCGCTTACTAAAGCAACTGACAAATATATTAAAGAAGCAAGAGAATTAAGAAAAGCTGATATCAAAAAGAATGGAGATTTTGGAACTTCATATCACTCAACACCATTAACTGTTGATACTAAATTTAAAGATTTTCATGATTATGTTGGTCAAAAAGCTTGGGAGTTTTTAGATTGGCAAGGATTTGATATGCAACAATATACAACTTTCTTTTCTGAAAGTTGGGTACAAGAATTTGCAAAAAAAGGAGGACATCATTCCGCGCACATTCATTGGAATCAACATGTTGGTGGATTTTATTTCCTTAAAGCAAGTGAAAATACTTCTTATCCAATATTCCACGAACCGCGAACAGGGGCTCGTTGTACTAAATTAAAGCTTAAGAAACCAGATGCAATTACTCATGGTACAGAACTTGTACACTTTAAAGTTAAACCAGGAACGCTTATATTCTTTCCAGGATATATGGAACATGAGTATGCAGTAGATCATGGTAAAGAACCATTTAGATTTATTCATTTTAATATACAAGCAGTTCCAAAAGAAATGGCAAAGGTAAATATATAATGACTAAATATAATTTTAAAAAAGATAGATTTACAGTAATTGAAAAAGCAATTGATCCAAGTATTGCAAATTTTGTCTACAATTATTTTTTAATGAAAAGACAAGTTGCAAGAACTATGTTTGATGCAAGATACATTTCTCCATTCACAACTGAATTTGGTGTATGGAATGATGATCAAGTTCCAAATACTTATTCTCATTATGCGGACATTGCTATGGAAACTTTATTACTAGCTGTTCAACCTGTTATGGAAAAACATACAGGATTAAAATTAATTCCAACTTATTCTTATGCTAGAATTTATAAAAAAGGAGATGTATTACATCGCCACAAAGATAGATTCTCATGTGAAATTTCTACTACTCTTAATTTAGGTGGGGACAAATGGCCTATATTTATAGAAAAGGATCCCAAGAAAGGTGGAGTAGTGGAAGGTAAAGGTTATATATCAGACAATACCAAAGGTATTAAAGTAGATTTAAAACCTGGAGATATGTTAGTTTATAGAGGTAATTTATTAGAACACTGGAGAGAAAAGTTTGAAGGTCAAGACTGTGGACAGGTGTTTTTACACTATAATAATGCTGCAACTAAAGGCGCAAAAGACAATATCTTTGATAAAAGAAAACATTTAGGACTTCCATCTTGGTTTAAAGGCTGATATAATTATCACGGAGAGGGACCTCCACATACCATCCCTCTCCGTTATAATTTATGCTTTTAGGATTTGATACATTCGCTAGGTTTCCCTTTTCCACTGTTGGAGATGATAACAGTGTAAGTATTATTACATCTGGTAATAACTTAATTTTAACAATAGGACCTGTTGGTATTTCAACTACTTCTATTGTTCAAACATCAGGAGCCGATCCACTATATTTAGGTATCGGAACTGTTACTATTTCAGGTACAGGTCAAACCGATGTAACAGGATCGCCATTAGTAATGGCTACTGGAAATGTCAGCGTTTCGGGAACCGCGGGTATTACGGTTACTGGAAATCAATTGACTATTAACTCCGGAACAGTTACAATATCAGGAACAGCAAGTGTAAGTGTTAATGGAAATCAATTAACATTAAATAGTAACGGCGGAGGAGGAACAAACGTTATTGTGTGGAATGAAATCATACCAGGAGCAAATATGGTATGGACACCAATAGTACCTTATTAAATTATGGCATCAACATATTCTACAGACCTATCATTAGAACTTGTAGCAACCGGAGAAAAAGCTGGTCTATGGGGAACAATTACAAATACTAATTTACAAATTTTACAAGCAGCATCATCAGGATATACAACTTTATCCCTTACAACAGGTAATACTAATTTAAGTTTAGCGGATGGTTCTGATTCTGCGAATGGTAAAAAATTCTATATTAAACTTACAGGAACTTTAACTGGTAACTGTACAGTTACAATGCCAGCATCAACAACAGGTGGTAATGCAAATAGAGTATTTATCATACAAGATGCAACAACTAGAACAACTTCTAATTATACAATTGGTGTATTAACTACAGGACAAGCTACAGCAACTAAAGTTCCAGTGAAGTCTACTTTGCTATTAGTATCCGATGGAGCAAATACTTTAACATCTATTGGTATGATGCAAAAAGGATATAACTCTATTAGTGATTCTAATTCACCTTATGTAGCTGTTGCTGGAGATCAAATCATTGTAGATACAAGAACAAATCCAGTTACAGTAACCTTACCATCTTCTGCAACTGTAGGGGATGAAGTAACAATCATTGATGGTTATAATTTCTTTGCTTCAAACAATTGTGTAGTAGGTAATAATGGTCTTAATATTTTAGGTGCGGCTTCTGCTTTAACTCTAAATACAAACAGACAAGCCATTACATTAGTCTATGTAAATACTACTCAAGGTTGGACTTATAAGACTAACACAGCATAGGAGCTAATCCATGGCTCTTTCAGAAATTAAATTCGCTCCAGGAATTGACAAACAAAATACTGCCGTAGGTGCATTTGGGAGATGGATAGATTCAGATAATGTAAGATTTAGATATGGACTTCCTGAAAAAGTAGGAGGTTGGGCATCATTATTAAATGAAACAATTGTAGGTGTTTGTAGAAAGATGTTAGATTTTGTGGATCAATCAGGTAATAGATATGTTGCTTTAGGAACTGATAAATTTTTACTTATATATTTTGAAGGACAACTTTTTGATATAACTCCATTTAGAACAGATTCAGCAGGGGTTATTGTTACTTTTACATCTTCTACTTTAGCAACAGATAGTACTGTTAATAAACAATGTACTATTACGACTACAAGCAATCATGGTTTAATTGCTGGAGATATGATTGTATTAGATGCTGTTACTTTACCAGCAGGTACTGGTTTAAGTGCTTCTGATTTTGAAGATAAATTATTTCAAGTATTAACAGTTCCAACTCCAACAACATTTACTATTAATTCATTAAATCAAGCAACAGCTGTAATTTCAACAGGTGGAAGTATGACTGTTAAACCTTATGCTTATGTAGGTCCTGCTTTACAAACTTATGGATATGGATTTGGTGTAGGTCAATTTGGAGGAACAGTTTCAGGAGCATCAGTTACAACAATTAATAATGGTGGATCATTTAATGCTGGAGCAACTTCAGTTATACTTACAGATTCATCTGCGTTTCCGGCATCTGGAACATTATTTATTGGAAATGAATTAATGACTTATTCATCTAATAATACAGGAACAAATACAATTTCAGGAATTAGTAGAGGTCAATTTGGAACATCTGATGTTACTCATGCGGATGGATCAACTGTTACAAATGCAACTAGTTATACAGGATGGGGAACAGCAGTATTAGCTTCAACTATTACTTTAGAGCCTGGACTTTGGTCTTTAGATAACTATGGAGATGTATTAGTTGCAACTATTGCAAATGGTAAAACTTTTACTTGGGATTCTAGTATTGCAGCAAGATTAACAACTAGAGCTTCGCAAACAACTTCTGGATTTGAAACAACAAATAACCCAGTTGCATCTAGATTAACTTTAATTTCACCAACAACTAGACATTTAATTCACTTTGGAACTTGTGTAACTCTTAATGATGAAGATACGCAAGATAATATGTTTATTCGTTTTTCAACAGTAGAAGGTATTAATGAATATGAAATTAAGGCAACTAATACTGCTGGTTCATTTAGATTGCAAGATGGTACAAAAATTGTTGGAGCGTTAAATGCAAAAGAAACTATTTTAGTTTGGACAGATAATGCTTTGTACACAATGAAATTTGTAGGAGCTCCTTTTACATTTGGATTTGAACAAGTAGGAACAAATTGTGGATTGATTGGTAAAAATGCTGCAGTAGAAATTGATGGTATTGCTTATTGGATGAGTAATAATGGATTTTTTGCATTTGATGGAACAGTTAAAACACTATCATGTTCTGTTGAAGATTATGTTTTTAATGATATAGACACAACGAAAGGTCAACAAATTAATGCTGGTTTAAATAATTTATATACAGAAGTTACTTGGTGGTATCCAACACAAGGTTCTTCATATGTTGATAAATCTGTAGTTTATAATTATACTAATGAAATTGGACAACTTGCACTTGGTAATTGGTATATAAATAATAGTTCTACTTCTATGAGAACTAGTTGGATTGATTCATTAATCTATCCTAGACCTTACGCAACTAAATTTAATAGTACTAGTACTGGAACTTTTCCAACTGTTATAGGTGAAACAGGATTAGGACAAACTGTTTTATTTGAACAAGAAACAGGAACAGATCAAATTAATCCTGATGGCTCTACAACAACATTGACTTCTTTTGTTCAATCTTTTGATTTTCCTTTACAAAAAGATCAAAGTGAAGTTTTTTTATCTATAAGAAGATTTTTACCTAATTTTAAAGTATTAACTGGAACTAATAAAATTACTTTAGGAGTAACTAATTGGCCATCTCAAACAACAACTAATTCTACTTATAGTCCTTTTACCATAGATTCTTCTACAGAATTTGTAAGTACAAGAGCAAGGGGAAGATATGGAAGTATTAAAATAGAAAATATTAATTCAGGTGAAAACTGGAGATTTGGAACATTCCAAATTGACGTTCAACCAGATGGAAGAAGATAATGGCTAAAATTAATGTAAGAGTACCTGAACCAAAACCACAATACGAAGTGGATAATCAAAGACAGATTAATAGAGCTCTACGTATTATTGTAGAACAATTAAACTCTACTTTTTTAAAAGATTTAAAAGAAGATACTGAACGATTTACTTGGTTTATGTCAAATGGAGGTAAGTGTTAATGTCTTGTGATAATGTAAATATTGGTAGTGGTCAGTTAGTTACTTTCGGTGGTAATACTTTAGATGCCTTTGGAAGATTAAGAGTATCAAACCCACTTACAATCTTTGACAGTAAAAACATTATGTCAAAGAATAATTTATTTGATGAATCTTTAACAGGTAGTGGAACAGTTAGTTATACCGCTAATAAATCAACAGTTAATTTAAATGTAACACAAGTAAGTGGAGACAAAACTATAAGACAATCTAAAAGAGTTATGTCTTATCAACCTGGTAAATCATTACTTATTTTTAATAC